TTGTAGATGGTGGACATGGCACGGGCTTCTGTATTGGTAACGTTTTAAAATACGCACAACGATATGGCAAGAAAGGTACACATGCTGATGCTCGTAAAGATTTAATGAAGGTGTTACACTATGCCCTCATCCAACTCTACATTCACGATAGTAAAACACAAGAATAAATTTATCGTGTGTGATAAAAATAATACAGTGATAATTATATCACGATCAAAAAAAGTTATAAAAAACCACTTACAAATTTTAGGTTACTTGCCTAAATAAACAAGACCATAAACATATTAGGAATAACATGGCTGAAGAAAAAAAAGACAAGAAGATAATTGAAGTAAAAACCGAAAAAAATGAATTCGAATTAATGCTTAGAATACTTGGCAATGAATTTGTTGGAATTAGACTAGCTTCTACAAATGCTAGTGGTAAAATGATTCTTTGGGCAGTGCTGCTTCTTTTCTTTACGTTTATGATAATGGAAGTGTTTGGATTTAACCAATACTTTACAGGAACAGCTTTTTACGAATAGTATGTTTATTATATATAATCTGTAAACGTTGAAGCAACGTGGACACATACTGGACTGGGGGGCAGTACCCCACAGCTCCACCATAGTAACATTGGAAGTTTCGTAATTGCGCATAAAACGAAACAAGGCGCATTGCCGAGAGGTTCCTCAGAACAACACCTCTCACGCTGAACCAGTGTTACTTTGATGGGGCTGAAATAGGATCGACAGGTGTGGAAGTGAAGTGGAGTTTACCGTGGTGACCTACGTTATTCGGTCAAAAACTACAAATGCAAACGATAACTTTGCACCATCTGGTTACGCTCTAGCAGCATAACACAGGGGGTTGGCGGCTTACCTAGCAACAGAAAAGTCGCACCATCACTTATAACAAGGGAAGAAGAATATGAAAATCGCAGCAATCGCAGCAGCAGCAATCATCACAGCCACATCAGTATCAGCAGCTGAAATCGGCGCAACCGGCGTATCAATTGGAGCAGAATTAGACACTCGTTACAATATAGATACAGAAACAATGAAATCAACACTAACACCAAGTTTTGGTTATGACTGGCAAGGGTTTTCTTTGTCAGCAGATATGGATTTTGTTTTGTATGAAAACGATTTCACACTAAACAATGATAAACTTCCAACTCTAGACTTCGGTGCAGAGTATGGAATGACATTATTAGGTTTAGATGCAGTAGTATTCGGTGAATCTGGATACGATCTAGAAAAAGAAGCTATGGACGATATTGAAGTCGGTGTTAGCTTTTCATTCTAATAATATTATAAATAGTATTAACGGGTTGTTTCGTAATTAACACGTAGGGAGCCACGGTCAGCTCCCTTTTCTAATGAAAGGAGTTTATTATGGATTTACTAGGATACTATACAGCAGCTTTTCTTTTATGTAAAATGAACGTTGAGCCAAATTGGAATACGTGTATGCTTTACAGATCTCCTAACGCGTTTCAAACAGAACAGATGTGTCATCAGTCATTGATACACCAACAAAAAATGTTGTTTACAGTGTTTGATTTCGAGAAAGAAGTTTATATAAAAGACGTAAGGTGCACTGAGTGGCTAGCTCCAAGAGAAAAAATATAAATAGCCATAAAGAAGGAGTTGTTGATGTTCGATAAATGTCACCATATGGCTTTATGCTCTCAATTTGCATATATGGACGAGGCCAAAGCAAAACCTGCGTATAAAAAACTCGGTTATTCTTATCATAAGTATATTGAGGTAGATGGCGCACAGTGTCATATTTCTTGGAATAAAGATGACATGACTATAAGTTTTAGAGGAACTGAGCCAGATGAATTTTCAGATATAAAAGCTGACTTAAGAGCTTTTCCAAAAAAAGGACAGTCTGGAGGTTGGGTACACCTTGGATTTCAAGGAGAATTGAATAAGGTTTGGCCAGAACTAAAGAGCTTTATAGATAAAAATAAAAAGAATAGAAATTTATATATTACTGGTCACTCTTTAGGTGGAGCAATGGCTACTTTAGCTTCTAGCAGATTTAGGCCTGATGCACTTTACACTTATGGATCTCCAAGAGTAGGAACCCGCAGTTTTGTTAAATCGTTTCACACCCCACATTTTCGTCATGTCAACAATAATGATATTGTTACTAGTGTTCCACCATCTTTTCTCGGTTACAAACATCATGGGACACTCAGATATATCAACTACTACGGAAATATTAGAAAACTCACCCTTTGGCAAAGAATTAAAGACCAATGGCGAGGAAGATTAACAGCACTTCGAAAGAAAATACCATTTGATGGAGCGTATGATCATGGTATGAATCATTACGTTAAGTACACGGAGAAAAATTAAATAAAGGATTATATTTGTTATGGAAGTTTTTACGCAAAATTTTTTAAATTTTGGTTTTTTACATTGTAAATTTAGTAATGATGATTTGCAACCTATAAAAGATGAGATTGAAAAAATACAAAAAGATTTTACTGGATCACAAGAATTTAATTCAGCATTGATTGGAAATATAGAAAAAGAATATGAATTAATTGAATGCCGTAATTATTTAGAAAAATTATTGGTTCCATTGTTAAAAGAATATGATAGGGCATATAACTATGTAGAATATATTAGTGTTTTATCAAAAAACGTGCCAATCACTTTAAAAAATGCATGGGTGAACTTTCAGTCAAAGCATGAGTTTAATCCTAGTCATGATCACACTGGTATTTTTTCATTCGTAATTTGGACTAAAATGCCTTACACACGTGAAAGTGAAAATGCTAGTTCTCCAGGTAAAAAATCTAAAGAAAATTTATCTGGAACATTTGAATTTCAGTACACAGACACACTAGGAAAAATACAGTCTCATATTATAAAGACAGACGATAAATCTGAAAATATGTGTTTAGTATTTCCTGCGAAAATGAGACATGCAGTATATCCATTTTTTAGTAGTGACGAATTTAGAATTAGTGTTTCAGGTAATTTTGGTTTTGAAGTTTAAGACGGAGGACTATAAATGGAAATGATATCTCGTTTATTTGGAGATACATTATGGATTTACACAAGTATAATAGGAGCCTTGTTAGGCGCAGCATTCCTAGCTTACTATAAAGAGACAAGACTAGGAATTTGGTCTTACGGAAAGTTAGACCGATTTTTAGATTATCTGGTTAATCGTTATGGTTGGACTTGGTTAGAACAACCAGAGGATGCTTGGAGGAAGAAATATCCTAAAATCACCAAGAAGATTGATGAACTAGAAAATAGAATAAGGGAATTAGAAAAATGAAAAAAGTACTAAAGGCTGTGATTGCTATAGTAATAGCAGGAGCGGTTTATTGGGTAGCTACCGAAGGATGGCGTATGCCGCCTGTACCGCATGTCACTGTAGAGATGCCAACAACAGAAGTTACCGAATAGGAGGAATAAATATGAAATGGATTAAAAACAGACTTAATGAAAGAACAACTTGGGACGGCGCTGGATTTGTAGTGCTCGGTCTACTAGTTCTTTTTATGGCACCTCTAGCAAAAATTGTTGCAGGCGTCGCCATTGCATATGGAATCTGGTCTATGATTAGTGTTATGGGCCACCACCCGCCAAAAAAGGCTAATAAAAAGTAAAGACAAAGGATAAAATTTGGCATTTCTTGTACACCCTTTACCACCTGTTAATGTTTTTGTTAGAAAAGAATATCTTTATGATTTGGAAAAAGGCCATGGTGAATTTACACCAGGTGTTTGGATAAGCGTAAAGAGTGTACAGTACAAAGCATTATACTTTGAAACATTGCTTACAGATTACGGAGCTCTCTATGATAAACTACCAATTTCTGCATTTGTGTGGAAGACTGATCATGGAGAGCTTCTTCCTCTAGATGTTTTACAACTATGGGATTGTTTTGATTATGATCTTACTGTGACTATGAAACCTATTCTTGCTCGGTGCGAGTTCTTTGGTAAAGACAAAAAAATGCACAGTGGAGAGTATGAATTCACTATTGACAATTGTCATAGAGATTCCTCTATTATAGACACGAACTTTAGTGAACATGATCCTGAGCACAAGTCATTCAATGTGATAAGACTTGACAACGGTCAATTTGCTGCTCAACCAAATAACAGAGTAATTTGGAGAGATAGCTCTTTAACACCCGACAAATTAGAAAGACCAGACTTTAAAGTCTGTACACAAAATTATGCTGTAGAGATAGAACCGAAATGGTCGGTAGGTCATACAGATGAGTGGCAATATAAGACTAAAGAAGAAGAAACTTCAAAAGTTTTTTAAATTGTTAACGATAACATTTTCTGTTACCGCTAACAAAAATACCTCCTCGGCATAAATAAAATAAAGCAGTTCAAAGAAGAGGTATAATCATGTGTTCACCGTTTATTCGTAAAGAAGCTAATAGATTTAATTGGATGATAAAAGGTCACTTATTACATCCAAACACTTCAGATGAAGAAACAGAAAGAACATATAACTCATATTTGAAAAGGCTATGGGGCAATAACGAAAGAGCTGGTTACGCTTTAGCTGGATTTGAAGCAGCATGGAAACAACGTCAAGCCGAAAAGGGCTGGTAAAAAAATGCAAAAAAAATGAAAAAAATGCATTTTAGGGGTTTACATTTGGTTTAAACTGTGGTAGTATATACTTATAAAATGAATGAATGGAGATTATATTATGGCACATGAAGTTGAAACTATGGCATACGCCGGTGAACTACCTTGGCACGGTTTAGGCGTTGAAGTTAGCAACGATCTTACACCAGTCCAAATGATGGAAAAA